CATACTTAAAGTGTTTAAGGATCAAGGAATACAATTTAACAGAAAAACTACAATATCCGATGTGATGACTTCAGTTGCTCGCATATTACCACCAAAAGAATTGGCTGAAATTAATAAGCTAATGAAACCTACAGGACTTACAATAGGAACTACTACTCAAGCAGGAATGAAACTAGAAGCATTAATAGCTCATAAAATTCATAGTTCAGGCCAAACATTAAACTTAATGTCTCAAATAAGTAAAGGCCAAAATGCAGGCGTACTTAGAGGGGAAGACATATTAAATAATGCGGGTAGGAGCATAGCCAAAAAAGAAAAAGCATCTGCTCAAGATAGTTGGACTACTTCAGACGTAGCCAATGGACTATCATATGCACAAAATGTATGGCGTAGACTACTTGTATCTTCTCCTAAAACAACAGCAGTAAACGTTATGGGCTTTGCTTCTTACGCTAGTCTTAACTCAGTTACAGATGCTTTCCAGGCTGTAGGTCATCTTGGCATGGGATCACTTAAATGGTTAGGCGATTCTGATTCTGCGGCTAGACATTTTAGAGCATCAAAAATACACGGACAGATGATAGGGCAAAAGTTAAAGAACTTAGCTGACCCTCTCACAGTCAAAGATGCCTACTTAGCTTTCTTAGACCAAAATAAAGATGTACGAAAAATACTACGAGAAACCTATGCAGGCGGTATTGAACGTACTGGTAAAAGATTTGGCATGGACCCAAAGAATCCTGCTTTTAAAGTAACAGAAGCAGTTACTAACGGAGCTAGTACAGTTGCAGGAGTACGCGCACAAGATACGTTAACTAAGTCTTGGATGATGATGACTGAGTTAGACAGAAATCTTAGATTAAAACATAATGTAACATTTAATGATGTGATTGAAGGAAGAGCAGCATCTGAGTTGATTGATGAAGACATCATTGGACGCTCTATGGACACTACTTTAAAATCAGTTTTCTCGAAAGACTATACTACTGACGACCAACTTCTTAGAGCAGCAGCAAAACTTGTTGAAAATATATCTAACGTACCTGTTATAGGTACAATTCTTCCTTTTGGTAGGTTCTTTAACAATGTATTAGGAACGGCATATCAAATGTCTCTTGGTTCACTAGTAGGAATGTCTAGAGCAATAGGTGAAGGCATGGGGGCTAAGAGCTTAGGGCGAGGTGCGCCAGCAGATGATTTTATTCAATACGCGGCTAGAGCTTTAACAACAGGAACTGCAATAGGACTAGCAATGCAGTTTGATAAACCTGGCAAAGATAAAGGTCTGGACTGGAATTTAAAACTAGTTAACGGGCATATTGTTGATTATAAAAATGTTTACCCTGTCTCTACCTTTATGCTTGCAGGACGTATGGCAAATAACATGGTAGAGGATGATTATGTACCAAAAGAAAATTCTATTGACGCACTAAAACAACTTGGTGTTGGGCAGTTTGCAAAAGACATTGAGTTTGGTAATGACCTGGTGCGGGTAATGGATGCTCTTGTTGGCAAAGGGAATGAAGAAGGTAATAAAGAGTTACTAAAAACATTAGGTAAAGCTGGTGGAAATATCTTAGCAGGAGTTACCCGTCCTTTAGACGTAATAAATACTATGGTAGGAGCAATGGAAGGCACAGATGCAGCTCGTAACATTAGGCTTGAGACAGGCACAGGAACTTTTGTAAGTGCGAGTACAAAATATGTAGACAATATAGTACAGCACTTTACGGATAGCTTAGATAGTATATCAGGAGAAGAGCTTAGAGTAGCAACAAGAGAAGGCGCAATAAGAGGCCCAGAACCTTTACTAGGTTTGTTGGGCATAAAAATTGTACCAAAGAGAACATCTGCGGAAATTGTATATGGATTTACAAATAAGTTTGCCTACAAAGCTAACTCTCGCACACAGTCTGCAGAATATGATAATATTTTATCTGAATTTGTTGCACCAAAACTAGATAGAGAAGCAAGACTACTTTTACTAGATAAAAAGTTTACAAGTCCAACTATATCTTTAAAGGCGCAGAGAGAAATGGCACAACAAAGATTTGGTAAGATTTTTACGCAAGCACGAAAAGACGTAGCAGAGGGTTCTGCAGGTAGAGAAGGTGTATTATCTAATATGCGTAGAAAAATTAACTCTATACCTTATGAAACACGTAGCACAGCTATGACCGCCTTCAAGAACGACAAAGTAGGAAAAGGTTTTACTGGTGGTGTAGACGATATGAGCTATGCCGAATTAATGTGGATGGAGAACTTTGCTAAGTTGTACAAAGATGTGTATAAGTAAAACTACCTTATACTATAGAATTTTTGTTTAATTTCGTAACGCTCAACACCAATATCTCGTAGTTCTCTGTCTGTCATATTGTGTACCTTCCAGTATGCAGCTCTACGTTCTTGAATTCTTATAGCGTTATTCCAAAGTTTTCTTAACATTGTACTATCTCCATGTAAATATAATAGGTCAGGAAATCTGACTTACTACAGGAGTTATACACATTTTGTAGCATTTTTAAATTGCTATAATCACAACCCCGTTATGACTACTTGACACCCCAGATTTCAACACTTCGTTGCGCCCACAACTCAACTTCTAGTAAGTGCAATAAAGAGTTGTCTAACTCAATTGTATTATTAAGATTGTCTTTTAGTAAAGTTCGCAACGGATGAATAAGTTCGTGGAACTCTTTTTTAAATTTATTTTGTTTTTTATTAATGTGTGCATTGGCTTCGTGTTCTAGTCTCATAGGGCTATTGCTTCCTTGATGTTTTGTTTAAGTAGTTTAGTGCCTTTTTAATATCCCCTATTGTATCCCCCAAAACCCCAATGCCAAGATTGCATGGAGGGCATAACCAACCTCTAAATATTTCAGTATCGTGACAATGATCTAATACAAGTTTATCTGTCTCTACAAGGCAGCACTCACACTGTCCTTCTGGTGCTGGAGAAATAGCCCTAAGTCTTCGTATTACATTGTTTGCATGTCGGGAACAGTCTTTACACTTACTGTCCCTAGAATTACGATCTCCTGTAGCTCGACGATATAGCCTAAAGGAATTCATAGGCTTAAGAATGTCACACTTTTTGCAGAACTTAGATGGACCTTCAATCTTGTATGGTAAGGTTTTAAAAAGGTCCAGTTGCACTACGTAAGATCCACAATCTCACATACATCTCCACTACACGCTAGGGTTTGCATCCCTACAGTATTGTCTTCCTGTTCATAAGAAGATAACTTTTCCCAGTCAATCTTACTAGGGAAGTCTTTCAGTAACGCTTTGTATTCATCCTTGGTACACTCTTGATAGGGTGCTTGCTGATAGGTATGATCTGAGTGTGGCAGAAAAGACACACCACTCATCTCATCAAAATTCTTATATACAAAAGCACCTACCTCTAGCCATTCGTCATCCATAACTGAAATGGTTACAGAAGGCTTGTGTTCACACCAGTGCCGTTGATAGGTTAACCACATCTCTAGTTGATCTATGGCTGTCATGTCGTTACGAGTTACAGCATTTTTAGGTGACGCAATCGGAAACGTAAACACAGTGGTAGTATCTGGCTTCATTACGCATAACTCTGAAGGTATACCCTGGTCTTTCATAAACTGGGTAATAGGATCTTTGTTGTCACCTCTAACAGTCCTATGATAATACTGGCTGTGTCTAGCGTGGATGCCAGACGCACTGTCTACAAGTTGTGATACAGTTCCACTAGGCTTGACGCAAGTAATAGCAGTAGATTGTTGTACGCCCAGTCGTTCTGACCATTCCTTGTTAGTATCAACAGCAACAAGACGAAGATGATCTAGCGTTTGTGCTAGTCCTTTGTTCTTAGCTGTGAGCAATGGGTTGTCCATTATACCTGTAAGGGACACGCCTAGTAGTCTTTCTTCTTCAGTATTGTTCTGCCAAACCTTACGTAGATAGGGGAACTTAGTAAAGGTAGATTGTAATGTACCAATTATAGTAGCTAGTCTAACTTTATTAGATAGGCTCTTTAAATCGTCTGTAACTCTTACAACTACTTCACTTAAATTGCAAAATTGGTATGGGCGTAATATAATCTCGCTGCAAGGATTTGTCCCAAACTCCCATTCAGTGTCCCGTCTATCATTCTTAGCTGCTTGTTTCTTACTAGCCTGTCTGTTGAAGATGCCGCGCTCTCCTGACTTAGACTCAACTAGTGCAGTCCATTCACGTAAGAATGTCTCCATGTCTGGCTTTTCTGTGTAACTAACTGAGTTGTTAGCCAATGCTCTGTGCGGGGCAGTTTCCCACCAGTTGCCTGACTTAGCATGTCTCATACGGTCATCTGATAAGTTTGACAACGAGATCATAGCACTACGCCTTACCCCACCGCTGACTACAATTTCTCCTACTTTGCACATCATATCGTGACATTCTAAGCTAGACAGCCTGCGGTTCTGTGCGCCTTTGAATGTAGCAATACAGAAGTTAAATAGATCTATCAAAGGTGCTGGTCCAGAAGCTCTGCCACCAAATGTTTTTAGTTTAGCTCCTGCAGGTCTAACAAGTGATGTATTCCACTTAGGTATCTCACCTGCCCATAGCAATGCCAGTACTTGTCTAAATGCTTTAGCCCAACCTTCTTTACTGTCCTTAACTATAATAATTGTATCACTATCAAACATTGTTGGTACTTCAGGTAGCTTAGATATGTATTGCCGTTCAACAGAAAAACCGACACCTGTACCACACAGTAGTATAAACATAGCTTCATCAAAACTCTTGGGGTCATCAACTGGAAGGTAACTGCAATTATACCCTGCTGTATTGTCTCGATCTAGTGCAGGTCCTGCTGTCATCATAGCTCTCATAGAGGGCATTACTTGCAGAGATATGATAGCGTCATACAACTCTTTTCTTGTGTCTGTATCTAGGCCATTTATTTTTCTTAACTCAATAATGTAACGTGATACAGTTTCGTGCCAACTTTCTCTGCGGCCCTCCGTGTCTAGCCATCTTGCGTAGCGTGATTTGTGAATGAAAGATTGATAGTCCGTTGGTAAATAGTTACCGTCCATAGTCTTTTCCCCTGACTTTAATTTTTTCTATTCTTACATCGTCAATATCATGCAATGCATTTGCTATTACTTCTTCAACATCTCTCTCGTGTTCATCTTCTACTAATGATAGGACATTGCCCTCTTCGTCTACCTTCATTGCAAAAGATATATGGAAAGATCTGTAGCTCATCTTTTTTCCGCCATTCGTTCCTCATAGGTACGTATTCTGTTTGTATACCAAGCAGATTTATCTAAATCTTCATCGCCATTCTTATACCCCTCACGCCAAGTATATTTAATAATGTTACCTTTGCAGTATCCCCTAAACACCTCTGGAGTAAGTGCCGCTTCAATAGCCTCAATGCACTCAATGCCAGCGTGATTATAATGAGGAGGTTGATTAACCATATCGTCTGTCATGCGTTGCCTTTTGTTTTAGTTAGTGGGCCAAACTTTATTACGTTGCCCCCTGATGTTTCTATTTCTACTTCGGGTAATCCGTTTGTTTCTTCTTCTGCATCTTGTTCAAACATCTCTATCATCTCATCTCTACGCTCTTCTATTATTGACACAACATCAGGGAACTCGTGAGCAATACTTAAAAAGGCACTCAGGAATGTAGCACACCTAATAAGATCTGTTACTATATCTTTATCTAATTTATTTTCTGGGCCAAGAGCTAATCCTGTAGATATTAAACCAGTCCACTCTCCTTCAGTATTAAAATGTATTGGGCGAAGTATAAGAGCAACTTCATCGTCTGCTAATGTGTATCCCATTATGTATCCTTTCTTTTTGTTTTTAACTTTATCACAGTAGCAGAAGTACACCTACCTTTTTCTGTTAGCCATTCTATAGGGATAACTCTGTGCGACCACTTAAAGTTATTCTTCTCACACCATCCTGAGTAACGAGTCTTAGAACCTTTATACAGTTTAGCCTGGGCATTACTAAATACAAAACGTATATCTAGTTCAGGGTGTTGCTTTTGAATAGCTAAATGCTTACGCCTGTCATCATTATCAAACAATCCTTTAGCCTCACATATGATGC